GTTCTGATGGGGAGCGAGTGGAACCAGATGTCCGACGTCGAAAAGAAACTGGTCGTGATCGATCTGGCTAAGCGTGACTTCGCGATACGCCATACCTGCCACGTCGAAAAGACGCCGAGAAAGCTAGGGTGAATGTAATCCCAATCCAGAACGCTGAAGCGATAGAGCAACTCGACAGGCTGAGAGAAATGCTCCTGTCAGGGGAGGCGACTAAGTTCTACGCCTTCACTGATGTCGCTGATATGGAGACTGCGGTGGTGTACGGAGGGGATTGGGATTTGCCTGACGTGATAGCGGCACTGGGCGCACTTCAGGGAATGGAGATCAAGGCCTGCCTGAATGCTCTGTTTGATGATGCTGATGATTTTGATGAAGAGGACTACCCCGAAGAGTAGTCATCTGAACCAAGCAATCACTTCCAGATCGTCGTTCTCTGAAATGTGCATCAGAGGATGCCAGTCAAACACATGGCCGGTTACAGTGTTGCGCACCTTCCTTGGCGTTCTGGGTCTCTCTTCATACTGGAATCGATCCTTCGGTTTCTCAGAGCGAGTCCTCTCAATATCAGACAGGATCTTCTCTCTGCGCGGCCCCTTGCATAACGACACGTCTGGATAGGGATCCTCATGCTGGCAGTAGCAAGCACAGGCAAGGTCTATTCCGTGTTCTAGGAACGCCCCATCCTCTCCAGTAACTGCTTGCGCGGTGATCTTGCAGAGGCTCTCCTCCTCGCGGAGTTCCGCCTGCCAGATGTTAATAAAATAGTTTGTGGCGTCGTCTTTCCTGCCTCTGGAAAACAGCCGCTCCGAAGAGCGACTATCGACCACCACACTTTTGTTACCCAATAGAGCCTTCTCTCTCTATCACGTATAGCCTCTCCAAGTCTCGGATCCAATCTTGAAGTAAGATCAAGCGATCCTCCCAATCCATCTGCGTCCACTCGCTCCCCATCAGAACCTCGCCCCTGTAGGCGGACGGCCCTAAGTGAACTTCCGGATCGAGGTAGGTCGCAGTCAAAGAAAGTATTGGACTATCTTCTACGTCTTTGCCTTTGTGCATTCGTATTACAGTCATCATTCTCTCCCTTAATGATGTGGTCATTTCAAAATCTAAGTGGGATATCCGGCGACAGGATCCTAGCTAACGAGTAGCGTTTCCAACCTATATTTTGATATAGACAGTTAAGTTATAAGGGCGAATGAGGTGGTCACTGTGGAATACTGCATTATGAATGCTGTGCTCTAACCAACTGAGCTACGTAGCCATTTTTTATGCAGTGCTCCATGGTGAGCACATCATCCGGTCCTATATAACCGTTTGATATAGCGCGGATTTTAGGCCGCAGAATCTGCAATAGCAATATCCCCGACCACATTATCCGACGCATTGTTTACAGCCATTCGCAGTGCCGAAGTGTTCATGTGCGTGTACCGCTCAACCATCTCTAGGTTAGCCCAGCCACCCAAGTCCTTGAGAACTGCCGGTGCTGTCCCCGCGATAGTGTGTCGCGTTGCCCATGTGTGCCGCATGTCGTGAAATGTGACACGCTCCAGTCCTGCTCGTTTGACCGCTCTCCTCCAAGAGCCATTGGTCATCTTCGTCTTCGGCGAATAGGGCTTGCCGTGCGCTGTCGTGAACACGAACTCTGGATTATCCAGATGCTCCTGATCGCTCCGCCGAGACTTCAGTATCGATACAGCACCGTCGCTCAGCGGCAGGCACAACATCTTACCCGCCTTGGTTAGCGCCGCAGGAATTTCCAACTGGAGTGCGTCCATGTTTACCTGCTCCCACCGGAGGGCTTTCACGTTAGCCCCTCGGAGACCAGTCTCCAGCGCGAACCTCATCATCACTGCCTTCAGTCTCGGAAGCTCAGCCAGTAAGGCCAAGATCTCTTCCGGCGATATGCTCCTGCCGCCAACGTCGGTAGGCAACTTATCGAAGTGAGGCACAGATGGAATCAGTTCCAGATCCCGTTGCGCATAGTTGAGGACCGCTAGGAAATACCGAACGCAGGTGTTGATCGTTCCGTTCGAGTACCCCTTTTCCCGCATATCCTCGACATACATCGTGACGTCTGCGTTCTTAAAGCCATCCAGTTCACGGTCACCGAACCGATCAATAGCGTATCCGGTGTACCGGACGCACTCTTCACCTTTAGGTCGGTTGAGTCGCTTGGTTGGTTGCTTCAAGTAGCGCTCGGCCACTTCGCGATACGTCTTCATAGTTACTCCCCATATTCTTCATCGAGGAAACTGTCGCCGAATCGCCCGTCTATCGTACCCCACACAGGGGGGGTCTTTTCAACCCTAAGCTTTTCGGCGAGGTAGATTGCCTCGTCCTTGGTCATCACTTCACTGCCGACCTGCCAGACCTCGTCCCCGTGCCCGTTGCGCGTTCGCAGTATTTCTGTCGTCTCAGGATTCAGCCTTACCGGAATGACTGGGCGGAAGTGCATTCTGAGCAGAGTCGCCCACCGCTTTTCCGGAAACTGCCGATTAAGATCATCGATGTGCTTCAGCTTTACCCTGAGAGCCGCACCCCTTTTCTTATCGAGCGTTTTTTCCGATCCTGTTTCCTCTTGATATCTTTGCGCTCTCAGGCGCTCTAATTCTGATAAGTCCATTGATACGTCTCACTGGCTTCCCTTCCTGCTCGGACCCGCAACGCGGGCACTCAGTCTCCTCAACGACGTATTGCTTCACCCCCGTGAAATAAATCTCCACGTCTTGCACTGTCACGGGAGCCTGATGCCCGTCCGCCAGTGCTATTTCCATTGCCTTCTCCTTCCCCTCAGTGATCTCTAAGAGCGCAACGCACCCATTGGTGGTTTTGTATATACCCTTGAGCATCACTCTCACGTCCGCAGTGTCAGCAGGATTCTTCTGATCGATATGCCTGCCTATGTACACGGACTGCCCGATACCCCTCCCAAGGGTCAAGCTTTTCAAATTAGTGTCGGCTCTCATGATTAACGTGCTCAACTATGAACCGGCTGGGGCCACGCTTTTCTCCACATCCTTGTGGACATCATGAGTAATGCGCAGGCCGACGCTACGCTAAGGAGTGCCCCAGCCTTTGTCATCAAAACGGGATGTCTTCACTCTCTGCAAAGTCGTCCTGCTTAGGCGGAGGCGCGACATTGAACTCAGCGGGCAATCCACCGTTCGCCGCCTCGACAACCTGAACAGCATTCAGGTAGGTCGGGACGCCGTGCTCGCCTGCGTTGCCGTACTTGAAGGCAACTTTGACTGACGAGTTGTATGGGATCTCTCCCTCAAATGGCTGGCCAGCGCCATCCACAACGCGAACCTCATACTGCGAGGTGAACTTGCGTTGTTTTTTGCCGTCGTACTCACGAACATTGACACCCTTCGACTCCAGCTTCTCAGCGGTATCGTCATCAAGAGTGATCGTCAAAGCGTATCGCTCTGTGCTCTTTCCCTTGTACTCCTCGAACTTGGTCAGGTGACTGAAGTTCGTGGTTCCTTCCACAACTACTTGACTCATTTTTACTCTCCAATCTTCACTTTGATTTGTCGTGTGTTCGACGTTGATCTGAAGTCATCGATGTCATGACCACCGGCTAGTAGCGCGGCGTCACCCCCGAGGGCTTCAAATGCTTTGCGGTATTCAAACGTGGGCTTGCGGCTGATCACCTGAACCTTGGCGACACCGTCGGTCACGTTCTTCCCATATTCATCAGCGACCACCTTCTTGGTGTCGTTGATCGTGCTTTCGAGGACAGCTATCTCCGCGAGCACCTCAGAGTTCTCGGATTCAAGCTTGGCCTTCTTGGTCAGTGCGGCAGACAGGATTGAAAGCGCATCGCTCTGAACCACCTCGTAAATGTCTTGCGAAGACTCGGTGTGCTTCTTGCGGCGGGTCGGGCTGTCATGCTCCGCGATGATGAACTCATGCCACTCTGCATACAGGTCAATCCTCGGTATAGTCCCAGCTTTTGGAACGGGCAGGAGAGATCCTGAGATATCCTCATGAAGCCACTGATCATCCCTGTGCAACCGTTCGATGTTGTACTCAGGGTGGGCATCAGCGTGAGGCGCGAGGTAGCAGATGAAGTCCAGCCAATCCACCTGACACACTTCCATAACCAGTTGGCACTGGCGCAGGTACATCTTCTTCTTCTCGTCGAAGACAGAGTAGGGTGCTTTGGTGAAGCGTGGGTACGGACACTTAATCTCTATCGCGCCATCCAGTCCGACAAGGCCATCAGGTGATGCGCCAAGAAACTCATACATTGGGTGTACGACAAAGTCCGTTTCATCAACGATTACGTTGAACGCTTTTTCGTACCACTGCTTCGCGACCGATTCCATTGCATGGCCATGCTCGACAGCGGGGTTCATTTTAAATTCTGAGGGCGCTCCGGCGAGGTCTCTGACCATCGACCGTAGCAAGTCGTCTTGCTTCTGGTAGGGATTACAGTTTTCTAGGACGCCTACCGCTGTCCCTGATATCTTTCCCCGTCGTTGCTCCAGCCATTCAGCAGAGCCTTGCTCTACCGCGCCGCTCATGCTTGCCCTCCAGAGTCTCCAGATCCATCAAGCCATTGATCAATGAATGATTTCATTTTCATTTTCATTTCCATCCTTTTGTTTTTTTCAGCTCACTCCACCGCTTTTCTAGTTCGTCCATATCTAGCTTTCGCGACTTAAATGCACCCTTCACCTTGGTGTAGATGGCGCGGGCCTCCTTCTCACTCTTTGCTTCCAGCACATGCGAGAAAAGTTCGTCTTCCTTAGACTGTTCAGGCTCCTCTGCCTTGCTGTCCTCGGCCTTCTCTAGCGCCTCTTTAACGACGCTCTTAGGTTCTGCGTAGGGGTAGTTCTCTGGGCTGATCCATAGATCCCAGCCAAGGCCAAGCTCTGCCATGGCGCGTGTGCGGCATCGCATCTTGGCGTTGTGAATATCGTTTGCGTTGGGATTGGGGTAGGCGGAGCCGGTGCCGTTGGTAACGGTCTTCGACGCGATCATGGTGACGTCACCGATGGACATCACAACCCGCACCTCGGCAGTACCGTCCTTGAAGTAGAACACCTCAAGGCCTTCAGGATTCTCAGAAAAGCTCCACTCGTACTCGGGGTAGTTCGCCATCATTAGCTGATGAGCGTGAGTCCAAGGCAGGTAGGGAAGCATCTTCCCGTCCTCTGCCTTCGAGTGTTTTACATAATCTTTAACCGGAATCTCCGATAGAGTCTCGAAGATTTCTTTCTTACCTGCTGGCATGTTTGCCCCCCTTTGTTAAAGAGGAGTAAACAACAGCTAAATAGTAGTGTCAACTTATTATTGGGGTATATGTATCTTGATGCGACATATCATTTTAACTGGCGAAAAACGGTGCCATCTGTTCTAAATAAGCTTGAGCGCCAGCGGGGTCGTCGTAGGCTTTCGCACACAACAAGGCCATTTGCTCTTGGCTTACTTTTAATCCGTTTGCTTCGCAGTAGTTGTGAACGACCTTGCACGCACGAACTAGCTTTTCAGAGTCGATAGAATCGCGAGGACGAGACTGGCCTCCCGTCCACCAGTAGGGATCGACGTCATAGATATCACAGAAACGAAACAACACTTCTGGATCCCGTGGCATTGAGCCTCGCATCCATGCGGCAACTGTCGCATCTGATACGCCTACCTCTTTCGCAATAGCTGTCTGAGCGCCGTGCTCTGCTATCCCGTGTCTTTTCAATACAGCTTTAAAACGCTCTGACCTTTGCTCTCTTTTAATTTCTGATGCTTGGTCGTCAAGTGCAACCACCGGCATTTTAATTTCCCCTTTTGGGTGCCCAGTTTTTTGAATGTACAGATGGCACCTGTCCGTACATTTTAGATTTAACACCCAGTAAAACCTGATGTCAACTTACAGTTTACAGTTTAACTAGGGAGTTTTCGAGACTACAGATCAGCAAAAGGTGACACTTGCCAAGTAGCGCAGGCCGTTTTAATATGTGCCATCGGGTTTTAACTATGGCAAAAGGGGGCTGTGGTGTCGGTACTAAGAAAGTTAGAAGAATTCGTATCCAAACTTGAGTACGCACGAAGCACAGGCGACAACAGATACCGCGCAAGATGTCCCGCCCACAATGACAAAAGCCCCTCTCTTGATGTCCAAATAGGCCGCACTGGCGCGATCATCATGATCTGCCGAAGCCACGGCTGTCCTCCGAAAGATATCATGGAATCGGTGGGGATGTCCGAAAGCGACCTGTTTCCAGAGGATCCGCACACCCACCGCGAAGGATTCCGCCGCCCCAAGAACTGGGTGCCGGAAGACGACGAGTTCATCGTTCGTATTGGTCTCGATCAGCCGCGCAGTCAGTTCACGAAAGAAGACTGGGAGAAGTTTCAGGCGGCAGTCAAGCGTGAATCACGCCGACTCAACTGCAACGCACTGGAGTTCTATAAGACCAACGCTTGGAGCCGCGAAGCATGAAGTGGTTCAAGTTGTACCCCGAGATCGCAAACCATCCCCGCCTAAGAATCCTGTCCTTCGAGGACCGCTGGCACTACATCTCCGTGATGTGCGCAAAGGCGGACGGGACGCTCGATCAAGCAAACGCGAAGCTCCGAGACCAGATGCTGTCAGTTCATCTGGGACTCACCCCTGTCGAGATGGCGCAGGTGAAGGAACGCTTGATGGACGTGGAGTTGATCGCGGAAGACTGGGACATCATCAACTGGGAAGACAAGCAGAGTTCTGATGCGACTGGGGCCGCTCGCAAGAGAAGGCAACGCGCAAGAGAGAAGCTCGTTAAAGAAGAAGAATTAAGAAATAAGAATAAAGAACAGAATGTGACAGTCACGGGACAGTCACGGGACAAAGACTTTACGGGCCGTGACTCAGGCTTACAGAAAGAGGAAAAGATCGAAGCAATCTGGAGGCTTTTCCCTAAAAAGGTTGCCAAGTCCAAGTGCATCAAGAAGCTAGAAAGACTCGACATGGCCACGTTGGGTTTGATTGAGAAGGATCTCCGCGCCCGCGTTTGGAATCCCGATCCGCGCTACATCCTGAACCCAGAAACCTACATAAACCAAGAGCGCTGGCTCGACGAGGTCTCCACGCCAGAGCAGAAGGAGGAGGATCTCTATGTCTAGAAAGCCAGCCGACAGCGAGTTCATGCAACTCGAAGACTTGGACGTCAACTCATCGCTTGAGGGATTTCAGAACGTCTTCAGCGCAGGCGAGTTCACGGAGCAGGTTCTGGACTTCCGCCAGCACGGCGTCAACAGGGACGCATTCTTCCCCTTCTGGGACAGGGAGGGCGACAAGTTCGCTCTACGCCCGCGTGAAGTGACGATCCTGTTCGGCAGTCGCGGCTCCTACAAGTCCACCGTCGCCAACTATCTAGTCGCCGACTACGTCATGCACAAGATCAAGGCGGGGTACATCAGCTACGAGATGGACACCCCGTACCTGTTAAGCCTGATGTGCGATCAGTTGGCGGGCACGAAAGACACTCCGTCCACGTTTGCCGCTAAATGTTTGGACCTCATGAATGATTACCTCTACGTCATCAACGAGATGGTTGATAAGCCACACGCCGCTATCGCGAAGGTCAATCACATGCTGAAGCAGGGGTGCAAGTTGATCGTGCTGGACTGCCTCCAGAGGATCACGATGCCCATGAATGACCTCAATCTGGAGCGAGACTTCGTGGTCGAGTTGACCAACCTAGTTCGCACCCACAACGCCCACCTGATTCTCGTTCACCACTCGCGGAAGACGGGTCACTCGGACGGGGACAACCCGCGTCCAGTGATTGATGACCTGAAGGGGTCCGGCGGCTTGGCCGATAACGCTATGAACGTAATTGCTTGCTGGTCGAACAAGAAGAAAAAGGACAGGCAGTTCTGGCTGGAGAACGGATCTGCCCCCCGAGATGACGACGTTGATCTTCTGGCCCAACCGGACGTCACGATCATGGTGAAAAAGCAACGCCTGTCTGGCTTTGAATCAAACATAGGGCTGTGGCGCACAGATGCCAGAGCCTTCCACACGAAGAGCGGTAAGCCGTTTGTTTACAGACCGGAACTGGAGGGGTGATGGAGGAAGAGCGTTTTGCAATGAATATAAGAGCGGCGGGGGAGCAGATGCGCGTTGCCGAGGAGGAGATCGCTCGGGCAGAGGCGATGGAGAAGATGCTGTACGCCAAGGCCATGGTCAGAGCAGAGAGTGAGGGGAACAAGACAGCCGCCGCTCAGATGAGATTCGCAGACCTTGAGGGGGATGTATACAACGCCCGCGTCAACAGAGGTACCGCCAAGGGAATGCTCGCGGCGGCGAAAGCTGAGTTCAGAGCCTGCGAAATTGAGTTCGAGCAATGGCGCTCGCAGAAAGCAAGCAATCGCCTAGAACGGAGGGCATACAACGCATGAGGGAAGAGAGAAAAGCAGTGACGTGTCGGCTTAACACCAAGGCACTCAAGTCACTACAGATCTTGGCACGGAAGCAGAAGAAGCCCCTGAACTCGATCCTGATCGAGGCCATCAATGAAGTGCTGGAGAAGCACGGAAGGAAGGCCATCGCAACGGAGGGTGTTATTGGGAGGCCAGTCGAGAAGTGAAGGGCCGCACTCCAACGGCTGATGAGAAAAGGTGGATGGACGATGTCGCTTCACTGGGTTGCATCGTTTGTCGGAGAGAGGGGCTTGGTGAAACCCCTGCGGAAATTCACCACTTGGACGGTAAGACAAAGGTGGGTGCGCACTTTCACATCATCCCCCTTTGCTACCACCACCATCGTCAGGGCAGTGACATCGAACAGTTCACCAGCAGGCATCCATACAAGCGCCGATTCGAGGAGCGCTACGGGCCTGAGTTGGAGCTGATGTTCATCGTCGAGGAGTTGGTAATGAAACTCAGGGAGGAGAGGGAATGCCAATAGAAACTTTTCATGAGACGGACGAGGACAGGGAGGTTGAGAAGCAGATAGCGAGGGTGTTCTCAGAAAAGTGGGGACTTGATTTCTTCAAGCTTCCGCAGAACCACACGCTTGATGTGACTTTCCACCGAAAGGGCAACAGAGAGCCAGTGATATGGGGTGAGTGCCGCAACCGGAATCATAAGTTCGGCCAGTATCCCGACGTTTGGTGCTCGCTACGAAAGGTGCAGTTCGCCGACTGGCTCCGAACGCAAAACCATCAAACCAGATTTCTGGTGCGCTGGAAGTGCGGAACCCATGCGTGGATCAACCTGATGGCCCCTGACGAGTACGTCGTGGCGGGAAGGAGCAAAGAAAAAATGCGCAACGAGGAGGATGTGGAGCCTCTTGCGGTCTTCAAGATTGAGAGATTTGAGGTGATTAAAAATGCGGGAGAAGGAAGCACTGAAGAAGCTTGAGTCGTATGTGCTCAAGACTTACGGGGAGCATTACGCAAAGAACGGATTGCAGGCAATCGACTTAATCATTGCTAACGGCTACGGCATCGAACACGCCATGGCTTGCGTCATCAAGTATGCGTCACGGCTGGGCAAGAAGGAGGGGGCAGATGTGGAGCACGACATCATGAAGATCTGTCACTACGGACTGCTCGCGCTGGTCGCGCTAGAAAAAAAAGAGGGCGGGGAAAATGGTTAAAAAACCAGAGACCAAAGCGCCAATGAATCTTGAGCGCTTGATGGGGATGGGGCTGGTGACGTTCACGGCTGAAGAGCTAGTCCACAAGATGCACATCCCGATGAACGAGGTGCGACTGATGATCTATCTGGGCATCCAGACAGACAGGCTGAGAGTTGCGATTGAGATGGGTAAATACGGCAGGGAGAACACGCTTTACGAGTGCGTGACTTGGCGACGTGAATGGATGAAAAAGCCATGGAGGGTAAGCGATGGTGAACTCGCGGCGTAAGGGACTGAACTTCGAGAGGGAGATCGTCAACCAGCTACGGGCTGAACTGGGGAAGATCGTGGACGAGCCGATCAAGCGGATCCTCGATCAGTACAGGGAGAACAGCCTGCCCGACATCTTCGTGCCGCCGTTCGCGATTGAGTGCAAGAGGTATGCAAGGGGAGGGATGTACCACCAAGAGTGGTGGGATCAGGTAGTCGTTGCGGCTGACGAGCACAAGCTCATCCCCGCTCTGGTCTACAGGTTTGACCGACAGCCAACGCAATGCGTCGTGCCGCTGTACGCGATCAACCCAGATTTTCCACGGACCAACGACTGCAAAGCGGTCATCGATTGGTTCGACTTCATCATGATAGTGAGGGAAGCCATTGCATCCCGCTGACCTGCGGGCGGTCTCGATGCAGGCCGCAGAGCGAATCAGATACCCCGACATCAAGGCCTATCTAGAGGAACAACTCAAACCAGAATTTCAAGATCTGGCAATGAAATTGTGCCTGATCTTCGTGTGCTCACGCATCTGTGAACTGTCAAGTCTGGAAGAGAGAAGAGAGGTCATCGATACTTATCCTGAAGACGATGGGCTTCTGATAGGCATTCGAGACGAAGTGAAATTCGGGGTGCAAAGGTTTTGGAAGCGTCGTCACCCACCGCAACAGAGGATTTCTGATGACCGAGGCCGCGCACGTTCTGGAGCGCAGGGACAATGTCGTGTTCCTGCACAGAGAGGGATGGACTTTCTTTGAGGAAAAGTCCCCCGAGATCGAGGGACTGTATTTGGTTTACGGAAGCTCCGACAACGGCGATTGGTACGGGTTGTTCGACATGGTCGAAGACAGTTTGGTGGGAGAAGTGGACGAGCCTAATCCATGGCCCGTCGCATTTCTTCGAGTGCCTTCCCCTCCCGCAATTTGATTTGCAGGAGTTCGAGGGCGTAGGCGGGCATCGGACAGAATCCTTTCGTATCCTCTCCGCGTAGCCAGTTCTTGACCGTTCCCGAGGGAGCGTTGAGTAGCTCGCAGATCTCCGGTCGGGTAAGACCGTGTTTCTCCACAAGCTTGCGCAACTTCCGGTTGTTACTGGCGGTGTAGCTTAGCTGTCTCTTCTCAGGCACGAACGCCCCATCTCCCAGCGACTCATAGATACGAAGGTATCTGCTGAGCCTATGCTGTGGGATGTTGGACGCGGTGACAAGTGACCTGATACTCCACCCTTGACGGTGTTTCTCGGCGAGCGCCTTCACCTCTGGCGCGGTAATTCCCTCAATCACGTCGCAGTTCCTCCAAGCTAGAGGGGGTGCGGCGATCAGACATTGCCTTGCA